CCACGCCGTCTAGCATTCCTACTTGCATCAGTTGACCAGGCAGGTCGCCCATTGGTAGTACCAACACTTGGTGGACCAATGAACGCAATGGCTACAGGTGCAGGACAAGCATTCTACGGTAACTCAGGTTACTCATTGATGGGTCTACCTATCGTTGCAGATGCAAACATCACAACAACAGCAGGTGCTGGTACTAACCAGGATCAGATCTATTGCGTAAATGCAAATGAACTACACCTATGGGAGCAAGCAGGATCACCATTCGCATTGAACTTTGATGCAACAGGTGCAGGCTCACTCACAATCAAATCTGTAGTCTATGGATACTCAGCATTTACTGCTGGTCGTTATCCAGGAGCAGTTTCCAAGATTTCAGGAACTGGTCTTGTAGCACCTACATTCTAATTTGTATAGTTCGCTATACAATACTTAGAGTAATCTAAGGTGGAGGACAGGCCTAAAGACTGCCCCGTTTACGGGCCTGTCCTTCATTTAAAAAAAGGAAGTTATGAAAAGAATTAAAAAGATTTTCAAGATTAAAAAAGAAACAGCAACTGCTACTCCTAAGATGGAGAAGGCTATGTTGCCTAAGATAGAGAAGAGGAGCAAATGAGACCTACACTTAGTGTTAGTCAGCAACCACAAAATGTCTACACAACTCTGGCAGATGTAAGAAATGGTCTACAGATTGATGATAGCAATGATGATACTGCTATTGAGGCAGCGATTCTTGCTGCAAGTCGTATGATTGACGAATATTGCCAAAGATCTTTCTATCAAGAAGGCACATTAGCAGCACCTGTAACTAAAATTTATACACCTGTAAGTCCGTGGTATCTAGAGATAGATGACCTTATTGAGCCAACAGAGGTAAGATCAAGAGCAAACCAGAGTGGCCCATTTACTCAGGTTTGGAACTTAGACACAGACCTTATGTATGAGCCTGTAAATAATCCAGAGACAGGGCAACCAGTAACAAGACTATTAGCCATTCAGACATATGTGTTTCCTTACTTCTTTCCTCAAACAGTTAAGGTAACTGGAGTTTGGGGATGGTCTTCAATTCCTTACGAAGTAGAATTAGCCTGCAAGATTCAGGCATCAAGATTGTTTGTTAGAAAGCAATCTCCATTTGGTATTGCAGGATCTGTAGAACTAGGAACAGTTCGTTTAAGTTCTCGTCTAGATCCAGATGTTGAGATGCTTCTAAAGACATATCGCAGAAACTTTGGATTGGCATACTAATGGCTATTTCCAATATTAATGGTGTAAGAGATGCGTTGAAGGTTAATCTTCAAACAATTCCAAGATTAAGAATATATGACTTAATCCCAGATGTTATCGTTCCACCATGTGCAGTAGTAGGGCAACTAGATTTCACATTTGACATTGACAACCAAAGAGGTCTGGATCAGGCCTCTGTTGATGTATTTGTGATTGTTCAAAGAATATCAGAAAGAACAGGACAAGAAAAACTTGACAACTTCCTGGCTGGTAGCGGAAAAGGTTCAATCAAAACTGCTTTAGAGTCAGACAGATCGTTAGGTGGTCTTGTTAATACACTTAGAGTTATTAGTGCAGAAAGTGGCACATATACTACTGGTGATCAATCTTTCTTATCATATCGCTATAACCTCACAATTTGGGGCTAAGGAGAAGCAATGGAATATACAGTAATCTCAAACAAGAAAGTTTGCGGTAAGGTAAAAGATGAAAAACTTACCAGAGATGATATACTTAGTGCAGGAGGAAGCGTAGAGCATCTTCTTGCAGCAGGTCATATTGTAGCCGCAAATGCAGGATCAGTAACAAAAGTAACACCAGCAGTAAAAGAAGCACCAAAACAGGATTTTTCTTTTGAAGAAAACCCTGCATTTCAACTAGATAACTCAGAAGGAGAAGAATAATGGCAGTTATAGTATTAACAGATGTTAGTGTAGAAATTGGTGGAGTAGATCTTTCAGATCACATTGCATCAATCAGCCTTGCATCAAACGCAGACGCAGTTGAGACAACAGCGTTTGGAACATCAGGGGCTAGATCACGAGTTGGTGGTCTAAAAGACAACTCAATTACAATTGATTTCCACCAGGACTTTGCTGCAACTGAAGTAGAAGCAACAATTTATCCTTTGATTGGAACACTAACAAATGTTGTTGTTAAGCCAACATCAGGAGCAATTTCTGCAACTAATCCAGCATACCTAATGAATGGTGCATTGGTTGGCGGAGAGCAAGCAGGACAGGTTCTTGTTACAGAATGGACTCCAGTAAATGGTGCAGTAGGCGAATTAGCAACTGCTTCAGTTACATGGCCAATCTCTGGTGCAATCGTTAAGGATGTAACTCCTTAATATGTCCAAATTAGTCTTAACTAATGCGTATGTCAGATTTCAAGGTGTTTATGATTTGAGTGATCATATCGCAAGCATCTCGTTGGCGACTGTGCATGACATTATAGACACAACACAATTTGGAGACATTTCAAAACGAAGAATTGCAGGTCTTGCAGACAACTCTGTAACTTTTGAGTTTCATCAAGATTTTCAGGCAGGCTCAGTAGAGTCAGTAATCTACCCTCTACTGGGCACTGCCGTTCTTTGTGAAGTAAAACCAGTAAATGGACCCACTTCAGCGTCAAATCCTTTATACAGTTTCCAGGTTTTGATCTCAGAGTGGACTCCGCTTAATGGTGCAGTAGGAGATATATCCACGGCAACGGTGCAATGGCCAATCTCTGGAGATATATTTAAAACACCTTAACCTAGAAAAGGGGCAATAAAATGGATGGACTATTTATAAAGATTAAGACAAACGACGGAGAATCAGGAACATATCCTCTTCGTCCAAAGTCACTTGTTGCATTTGAAAACAAGTATAACAAAGGATTCGCTAAGTTGCTGACAGAAGATCAGAAGTTAGAGCATATCTACTTCCTGGCTTGGTCTGCATTGAAGGATAGTGGAAAAGTCGTTAAGCCATTTGGGGACGCATTCTTAGACACACTAGACAGTGTGGAACTAGAGACTGACCCAAATTCAGAATCCACAGAGACAGCCTAACATATTCGTTAGCAATGATTTCTGTGGAGACAGGCATATCTCCGCTTGACCTTATAGAAGCACCAGATGGTGTACTTGAGGCAATGGTGATATATTTAAAGGAACAATCTAAAAAGCAAAGGAACATATAAAATGGCAAAAGATACAATAGTGCTAATTGGTGTCACAGACACTATAAAGGCATTAAAGGCTTTTGACAAAGATGCAGTTAAGAGTTTTAATAAAGTTATTAACTCTGAACTGAGAGTTGCTAAAAAAGATGCACAAGGATTTGTTCAAGCAAAACCACCACTTAGTGGATGGAGTACTAAACCTGCGGTCAAGCCACGCACCAGAAATGGTGCTGGCTGGCCTGCATGGGATCAGAGCGTTATTAAAGAAGGAATCTCATCCTCAAAAGCAGAGGGTAAGGTAAGAAGAGATTACACAACCTCAGTAGGAGCATTAAAGAATAAATCTGCTGCAGGTGTTATTTATGAATTGGCTGGAAGAGAAAACAAAGGTGCAGGTAAAAATAAGTTTATCAGCAACCTTGAGAAGAGAGAATCACAAGCCTCTCGTTTAGTCTGGAAGTCAGTTGATAAGAACAAAGACAGGTTTATTACCAATGTTGAAAGAGCATTTAAAGATGCTCAAGCAGCCTTACAAAAACAATTAGATACAAGGAGAGTATAAAAAATGGCAGTTGGAACAGTTATAGCCCGTATTGCCTCTCAGTATTCTGATAAAGGCTCAAAAGCAGCACAAAAAGACTTAATGAAACTTGGTAAGCAATTTGATGCTTATGCCAAGAAAGCAACTAGAGCAGTAGGTCTTGTAGCAGTCGCTGCAGCCTCAGCAGCAGCAAAGATTGGTAAAGATTCAGTCATGGCTGCATCTGATGTTGCTCAGCAGTTTGGTGCTTTGGAAGCAGTATTTGGAGAGAATGCAAAGCAACTAAAAGACTTCTCAGAGTCAATGGTTGAATATGGATTATCAACAGCAGACGCTGCTCGTTATGCAGCCTTGCTTGGTACCCAACTTAAGGGCTTGGGCATGGAAGAATCAGATGCCATTGCTCGTACAAAAGAATTACAGATTTTGGCTGCAGATTTAGCAGCAACTTATGGTGGAACCACTGCAGATGCAGTAGCAGCACTCAGTTCAACATTCAAGGGTGAGTATAACCCAATTGAGCGTTATGGTGTTGCTATTAGAAAGTCTGACATTACTGCTAGACTTGCAGAGCAAGGCTTAAAGGGATTAACTGGTGAAACACTAAAGGCAGCAGAAGCCCAGGCTGCATATGAACTTATCATGCTTAAAACAACTGCTGCTCAAGGGCAGTCAAAGAGAGAATTTAATACTCTTGCTGCACAACTACAAAGACTTAGAGCATCATACACAAATATCACAGCCTCTCTTGGAGAAGCACTTCTTCCTGTTATTCAGGAGTTTGCACAATATGTTTTAACAACTGTTGTTCCAAGAGTTCAGCAATGGGTTCGTCTTAATAGAGATGAACTTTCAAAGACACTGCGAGACATGGTTGAAATATTTAAAGATTTCATGATTGCTGGTGGAAAGTTCCTAGAGTTCCTAATCAAGTATAATGATGCTGTAAAGATTCTTACTATTTCTGTTACTGGTCTGGCTGTTTCTTTTAAACTTGTTGCTCTTTCTGCTGGTCTTGGTGGTATATTAAAAGTAGTTGGAAAGATTAGCAAAAGATTAGATAAAACCAAGATGCATTCAGGCCTAGTGAACGGCTCTATGAGTACATTGAAGGGTCTGAGTAAAGTTGACTATGCAATTGCAGTAGTTCTGAATTCATTTAAAAAGATCAACGCCAAGTCTGTCTTTGCAGGAATTGCCAAAAATTGGAAGGGCGTTCTAAAGACTGTTGGTAAAAAGAGTCCGTGGATAACATTAGGTCTATACATAGATCAAATTGCTAAGTTCTTCTATGAGCAAATTCCAGGAGTTAAATTTGTTTGGGACTGGATCTTTGCCTATGGTAAGAGAAGAATCACAGAGGCTATAGATAACTTTAAGGATAACTTTAGATTCCTTGGACCATTGATGGAGAAGGTAAAGCCACTATGGGACGGTTTCTATAAATATGCAACAATGATCTTAGGCAAGATTGTAGACTCATTGAGAAACACTTGGCTTGGAAAACTTCTTGGTTTTGGTACTGAAATAAAGCCTAAGATAACTTTATCTGCTAACGCACAAGCAGTAGAAGACTCAGTTCAAGCAGCATTAAAAAAGACCCAGACGATGGATGATGCTCGTAATGCTTACTTAACAAAGCAGGAAAAGGCTAGAATAGCAGCAGCACTTGCTGAACAAAAAAAACTTGAAGCACTTGAGAAGAAGAATGCTGCAGCCCAGGCTAGAAGAGATGCAGCAGAGGCTAAGAGAAACTCAGTATTAAACAGTCTTAAGAAACTTGGCGTAAAGATTACAGACCCTAAGACTGGAAAAGGAAAAAGCATAAAAGGAATTACTCCATTTGGTAGCCTTGAGCCTGATATGCAAGAAGCCATTCAGTTCCAAGCAGCGTACCTATTGCTCATCAAGCAAAACAACATTGCTGAAGCAGAAAGAGTAAAGAGAATTGCTGAAGGAAAGAAATCAACTGAAGAAGCAACTAAGGCATTAGAAAAGTATCGTGACATTCTTCAAGCCTTAGCAGATAATAAGATATCTTCTGAAGAAGTTGCTATCCTTGCCAAGAAATGGGACATGACCACTCAGCAAGCAGCATCATATATCATTACAGCCCTTTCTGTAAACAAAGAAGGCGTAGTAACAACAGGTGCAGTTGATGCACTTGCTACTGCTTGGGGTTCAACAAAAGATCAGGCAGAAAAATATCTTGACTTTGCTTTAGCATTATCAGACAATGTTCTTAGTGATGCTGAGATTGCTAAACTCCAAGAAAAATGGGGATTAACAGAAAAGCAAGTAAAACAGTACGCAGACTTTACACTTAAGATTGCTGACTATAAGATTGATGATACTGAAATCAATGACTTAATGAAGAAGTGGGGATTAACCAAGGATGAAGTCCTCAACTATGTTAAGCAAATAGGTGCTCCAGTTTCATACAATGGAAATCTTATCAACCCTGCAGTAGATGCAGAAAAGAAATGGAAGGATGCTCTTGCAGCCCTTCTTGCTTATCAAGCAGCCCTTGCAGGTAAGGCAACAACCACAGTAATTCCTCCAGTAGTTACTGCTCCAAAAACTGGTGATCCCAAAGTAGTAGATCCTGTATTAGGTGGATCAAAGACAGATTCAGCAGCAGCAGCGTCTTCTGCAGCATCAGCGATTGCATATGCAGTGGCAAAAGCAACAGGAGATGCAACAGGAGCAGCGTTAGCAGCAGCAGGAGTTACTCCAAGTGCCCTAGCATCACAAGAATCTGGAGCAATTGGTGCAGCATCTATAGCAGCGCAATTAGCAGCAGCAGAGAATGCAGTAAAGATAGCGTCATCATTAGCAGCATTTAAGGCTAAAGAGGCAGCAGATTTAGCAGCATCTCAAGCAGCAGCAAGAACAATGGATTATGATGAAAGATCTAAATTTAGATCAATGACTCTAGCCAATGCATCAGGTATTGACGGTTCAGGTTCTTCTGGTAACACACAAATTACTTTGAATGTTGCAGGAACAGTAGTTACTAAAAATGACTTGGTTCAAGAGATTAGAACTGGACTACTTGCTGCTCAGCAAAATGGCCAGGGATTGACACTAGAGGCAATATAAAATGTCAAAACCAAGAATTGGTGTATCAATTAACTTTGAAGATGGTCCAGCATTTGGTAATCCATTAATATTAAATGATATCTTAACACCTCTTGATACAGGTATTCTTGCAGATGCTCCATCAGACATTGTTGATATTACAAACATGGTGTACAGAGTTTCTACTCGTAGAGGTCGTAACCGTATTCTTTCTAACTTTGAGGTTGGAACTGCAACGGTAACATTATTTGATCCTGATTCTTGGTTTTCACCATCTAATACATCGTCACC